CATCATTGATATGCGCTTACCTTTGCGCACAGCTTCTTCTTTGGATGACGCGCCCCAAGCCTTCAATGATTTAAGCAACGGTGTGTCCTTGCCGTCCTTCGTCTTTGTCGGCCCCGGCATCTTGCCCATGCGTTGCAGGAAGGCTGCCCGCCTGCCGCTGTTGCCTGTTCTTTCTGGGGGTCTACTCATGTCACGACCTGTTCATCATTGATTTCTTTTTCGGCTTCTTCGCTGTCTTTGCAGCAGCCTTAAAGTTTGCAGCAGTAGGTGCGCCAGCCTCGCCGGGTTTTCTTATGCGCTCACCTGATCCAGCGGCTATCCGCGCACGCTTTTTGTGAATGTTTGCATATAGTCCTTGTTTAGCCATCCGCCATCTCCAATGCAGTCTCTAATGTTTCCTTGTTACGGCGCGTCCATCCTTTGCCGAATGCTTCAAAGGTCTTTAATCGTTCATAGAAACGTTGCCGAGTATAATACACTTGCTCAATGATTTCACTCGGTACTTTGTTTGCCACAGCTTGCAATGTCATTGGCCCTATCGCACCATCAGGTTTTGCTCCCACGGCTCGTTGTATCGCGCGAGCTGGTCTGCCAGACCCGCTGTTCACCGCCCAATCAAACGCGCACCAATCAACACCGCTCGGCAGATCATCGCCGCGCACCTTGTCCCAATAGTTCTTTTTGTAGATCGGCGCTACATCATCAGGCGTTAGATCGCGCATCTCTTGCTCAGTTACCTCACGGCCCACCCAAGCTTCATAAACCTTTTTAGTCACGCCTAGGTTAGTCATGCCGCCTGGGTCTTTCGGATGATTAACAAAGCCGCCCTCATGTTTCAGCAGCATCTTTAGACATTGGTCAAAGTTCTGTTTCATTTTTTCCCTCCAAAGAATTTAGTTGCTGACCGCACGGCAAAGCTACTAGCTACGATTACACCCAACGTATATTGATACCACTCAGGCATTACCTCCAATGCAGCAAAGCCTTCTGAAACTGTGGTACGCCCCCAATCTCCTGTGAAACACAAAATCAGCGGAATACTAAAAAGAAGAACTAAATATTCGTCTTTCCAAGAGTTCATGGTGCCCTGCGCCATGATCTTCTCCCACTCCGCTTCCGACGTAGCGGCACTTTTCATTATGGCTGCTTTCGCTTCCGCCTCTACGAGCTTCAGGTTTGCAGCGGCAGCTTGTGCATCTGCTTTACCCTTTAACCAGCCTCCCGCCAGTTCAGTTAGTGGTCCGATTAACGCTTGTATCATTTCTTACTCCCCATTGCAGAGAAGCCAAAGAATGCAGCAACAAGGCCAGATATGGCGATAAAGTATGTCGGGGCAATGTCTGCTAAAAGTTGACCTGTCGTTTCGTATCCAATGACATCGCCCAACACGATACCGATGGGATAAACTAGCAAACCAACAAGCGCGAACCAGGTCATACGCAACTGGGCATCACGCTTATGGTCAGCATCTTCCATACGTCGCCGTCGATCTTCGAGCATAATCGCTCGTTCATCTTCATCTAGCGTTCCGTTTTTGTTTAGATCGTATTCTTCTACCATTAGCTACACCCTCCAATACTCGCTTATCTCGCGTGATTATTATGACCTTTCCGTTTTCATCGTATAAAACCCATTTTCCATTTTTACGTTCGACTAACTTCAAGACAGGCTACCGTCTGACTATTATGGACAACCAAACCCTCTTTTGCTTTTCTGCGCTCTTGCTCACATTCCTCAAACGTCGCGTGTACTGGCCCGATCTGATAGTATTTCAACGTCGCTGACGGGATGTATTGAATGAAAACAAGCACATACAGCATCACCAATCCCCTCTAGCGCGTCCAACAGCCCAGATAATAAAGCCTAGCAAGCTGCCGCTGACGAAAAATAGCGTTAAGCCAATTGCCCAATTTACCAAATTGTCGATAAATTCTTGCTTTTTGTACGCTTCTTCTTTGCGCTTACGTCGCTGTTCGGCCTCAATCCGCAGAATTTCGTCCCAACTGCTTGGTCCGTATACAAAACTGATGTGATCCTTTATCTCTTTGCGCATTTCGTCCATTTTACGGCGCTGGTTCCAAATCAGAATTGCTTCTTCTTCGTCTGAGCCTTTGAACGTTTTTTGCCACCAGGGCGGGTTTTTTTGTCGCTCCTCTAATCTGTTAAAATCTGAAAACGCCTGGCCCCACGTTGCAATCGTGTTGCCCATTTCTTGTATATCTTTACCCGTGGAGATAGCCGCCTTGAGCGTTTTATACGCGCCTGTTGCTAGTGCTACGCAGCTAACGGGATCCATTGGTCTAGCCCATTAGAGTAAGGCGCAACAACATCGCAATAATAGCTGCCGATGAGCCAATCATAATAGCCTCTAGTCTTTTCACACGATTAAACAAATCACGGAACTGAATATCCATTTCCGTTTTCATAGCAACGATCTGCTTTTCTATAGTGTCAATGCGCTCATGCGCGGATGCAACAGTACGTTTGTCCATCTCGTTCCTCTTACGGTGCTACAGGCCAATCGGCATCTTCTAAGTTAGGCCACGCATCTAAGTCCGTGATCGCGCGCAACTCTTGACGATAAGTAGCCCAAGCAGTTTTATTTTCGTTGCTTAGTGGACTATCATTCATCTGCGTCCAATCAGTATCTGCTAGAAGAGTATTACGATGACCTCTGTTTCGTTCAGCAATGTCAGCATCGTATTCAGCAATTTGATCTGCTGTCTTACCTACTACCGTCCACCCAATAGTCCAAGTATCTCCTACAAGTGTAGGTGTTGAGTTCTGTTGAATGTACTGAGTACGATCATTGTATGAAGGAATATCTGCCTCTGTGACAGGGTATACATTCCAACTTGCTAGAAGATCGTGACCTTCAGGTTTATAGATTGTCTTCGGAAAAGACGTATTCGGATTGTCTAGTTTCAGTTGCTTAATCGAATAAGGAAACTGATCTACTGAACCGTCCACTACTTTAACGTACATCATATTCTCCTATATCGTGTAGGTTATTTGATCTGTTTGGGTTTCATCAAGAGGCGCAAAGTTACTATTAATGCTGCTGTCTTGGGTGTAGTTAAACGTATTTACATTTAAAATCGTTGTGTTACTTGTCCCTGCATCAGTAAATGTGCCGACAGTTCTTGTTGCTGTTGCTGTACGCCACTCGTATTGATTGCTTGTAGGCCCAACTGCATCACTATCTTTTAGAACATCGATTAGAGAACCATCAGTAGGTAGTTTAGCAATGAAAAATCTTAATTTAGTTGACCCTGATACAAGATGCTGCTTACTACCACACAAATAAAAACTACCGTTGTTATCTGCCATAAGACGTTTGCCTTCAGTAGCACCTGAGTAGCCATTGTTTAAGTCTGTTCTATAAAGCTCTGACCCGAAAACACTGTGCCAGTTACGAGTGCTTAGATCGTTTGAAAAACTCATAATAACTGCGTCACCATTGTTAGTTGAGTTACTACCAATTCTGTCACTTGCATTATTATAGTCATGTGTAGCCGCAATAATAACATTGTCGTTACTATCTACGGTAATGTGGACACATGCTTCTAGCTGATCTGTTGATGTACTTGAATAAATTTCTTTCTGTGCTTGAACGGTTAGACTGTCATTAAACTTTATCAATACAATTTTTCTAGGTGAACTGTAAGCTGTTCCTACAACGAAAACATTTCCGCTGCTGTCGTGTGCCATCTGATGAAAACGAAATGTAGATGCATGATCCATCTGAAAATTAAATTCACTTGCAGGACTACCTTGAGAGGCAGAGGAGGTTCCACTTGTAAACTTAGCAATCATCGCATTCGTTCCACCATCTTGATCATAACCGCATGTATAATAGTAGCCATCAACACTGTTATACATCACATCAGTAAAGTGTGTTTGATAGTTATTAGACGCAGGGTATGCGCCCTCCCAAGGATAAGTGCCATTAGAATTGTATCTTGTAATTGCACCTAGACCAATACTAAGCCCTCCTTCCCAATGAG